TACATGGAAGTATCATCAATGGATGAAATGGTTGATTGGTTGGCTGCTGTCCATCACAATTTGAGGATAAGGAAACTACCTACCGCACCACCAAAGGAACTTGCAGTAAAAAGCAATCGCGATATTGACCCCCGACTAAAGACACTATGTAGTATTGAGGGGATTACTGAGAAAATAGCACATGACCTACTCACTGAATACGGCTCGTTACCACGCATACTACGGTCAAGGACTAGTCAGCGTATGCTGATGAACATTGAGGGCATAGGGAGAGTCAAGGCTAAGGCTATACTAGCCCTGCGTGAACACTACCCTACTCATTCCGAGTAGGAGAAAGAACTTGATTCGGATTGTCCCGATACTGAACGGGTGTCCGATGCAACAGATATGTTATTCAATGTTACCGACCCATACTGAGCAGTGTCGGGCGAAGCACCTGCTTCTCTCTCAATAGTTATCTTTAGAGTATTGCTGCTAACATCAGCACCATCAACAGCCCCAGTAAAAAGCACCACTGAATTATCTGTGCTACTCACTGTTGTACTTTGTTCATATTGAACACCTGTCCCAACTACTTCAACTGTGGTGTATATCACACCATTACCGACTGACGCTGCCATTGTAACACGACTTGATATTCTAATTGAATTGCTGCTAACATTAGGTGGTATACGAGCAGTGATAGTAAAAGCACAGTGAGAAGCCGCACCATCAACAGAACCTGCGAATACCATACCTTCCTCACCCATGATAGCATCACCCGAAGAAGGTGATATGAAAGAATCAAGCCCTTCAATACCATCATTATTTCGTGGTGCGGCAGCAGGCTTAGACTGTCCGAGAACACTAAATCCACCACCTAACATACTATCATTATTGAAATCCATAACTCCCTTGATACGATTACTCATCAGTTGATTAATGGATGACGAACCAATGTTGAAATTACTGCTATCGGATGGCATCATATTATCGGGATTACCACCGACTCTATTTGGATTGAAATTAGGATTCAGTTGATTGGCTTGAGCCTTCTTAAATGCAGCACTACTAGTACCACTCCAAGCACCACCTACTGGCAGTCCACCACTGCGACCACCTGTGCTGACACCGCCACCAGCCGGAGGTAATGGTGAGGTACTGCTACCGCCACCAGTGCCACTGCCTGTTCCACCATCCCTGCCAGCCGCAGGTAAAATGTATGACCTAAATGTTTTCGCTGCTCGCGATACATCACGCTCAAGACCCAATGACAGGCTCTCAACAGCGCGACCACTGATACCCCAACTAATACTACGAATACTCATGTCCTCATTATCCAATTCTAACGAGGCATCAGTATATTTCAATGTTGTTGCAGGGACAAAGTTAACATCATCTGTGATATGCAAACGAGGCGCATACCACTCAGCGCGTAAATCCCAATAATCAGCCTTAGTAAACTTGCGGCAACCCAGTGGGAATATACTATCGGAATTGTATGAAGAGAAACTTGTTATTCCGTCAATATCATTAGCATTCCAATTGATATTACCCGAACCACAGCGTTGACGAGCCAATGATTTTAGGTAATCATAGTTCACCGATACTACCATTCTTTCAGCCGAAGTCCCTGTCCAATAAGTTGAGGGGATTGGGATTTCATAGTAACCGTTAGAGTCAACGGTAATCGTGGAGTGTGAAGCAAGAGTGCTAGTAAAGTCATAATCACTCCAATCATAATCCAACAAGTAAATGCGGAATCGCATATTATCATAACTAGTGTTATTATCAACTCCTTCATCAATAGCAATAACTACTCTCAAGTTACCATCAGCATTTATTCGGCCAACACCAGCAGTCTTTTCACTTGTCTTAGGCATCCCTTGAGGGATATGAACAACCTGTAAAGCATTTGCGATAGAGTTAGCACCGTACCAAAAGTAATTTGTATCATGGGTTACAGCACCGGCTACATAAGTAGCCCCGCCATCGCGACCATCAAGGGCATTTTGCATACCGGAGAATAGATTACCGCCCCACATACTGTTCCATGCCCATGCCTTATCCTCAACATATGCTGGCCCAGTAAACAAACTATATGAACGGGGAATCGTGCGCGATTGGTCGGCGATATAACCGTAGCGAGCATTGTATAACATAGCGTCACCTAGACCGTTATACGCATTACCATTAGAAAAACGAGTAACGCTTGCTGAGAGTGAAAGTGGGGCTAATTTTGCCTTCTCGTACTCTTGCTTAGCCACTGCTAGTGCCTCAATCTTATTTGTTATTGAGGGGACTTCTATTATTTCCCAGCGTGGGCGAGAACCTAGTGATGCGGAGGGATAATCAACATATGATACTCCACCAGCATAGAATAATCTAACATTTGATACCTGTGCTGCTGATTCAGTACTCAAATTACTGATGGTCAAGTTGTCTCTATTGAAAACCATACCGTTACCATAGGTCGGTCTTAGTTCCGGCCTACTATCCCTACCCATTAACCATGAGAAGACTGAACGGACTGAGTACTCACTACTAATCCCGCTACCTGCTTGAACAGCAGTAAAAATACCCAATAGACTACTGCTTCGGCAGTCAGTTATTGAACCAAATGTATCAACTGTACCAGCCCTACGCCAAAATCCATCACTATTGGTAGCAGTAGCACCGGACTTCACTATGTCAAACTGAGTTGGGAGAGAATTGGATATTGCATAATCAGTTCTGTATTTATCGTTACTGCCACCACTTAACTGACTATTTTCTATGATAGTTACTATGTCACCATCCACCAAACCATGAGGGGTAGTGACCCTACTAGCATCCCCTGTTATTATAGTCACAGAAGACCCAGTACTTATAGTAGTGTTAGCAAGATACCCACCCCTAACAGGTTCAGTTACCGACTTACTACTAGTAGTCATGTCGCCCGTTAGTGGAGTGGATGCTAGGTCGGGCATACCATAGAGAGAAGTTTGCACTAACCAATTACTTGTGAGTGCGTCAAGCCATGTTACTCTAATTTTATCACTCTCATTATGAGTTACTGAGCCTTCATTCTCAAAGAACCCATTCACCTGCATCAGCAATCGCATAGGGAACACATTCGCTAAACTTGAGTATACCAAAGCATCCTTGTATGAGCCCGTATTATCGGGATTTATGTCAATCGTGACTGATGACGCACCACTTAGTGTTCCATTCCTCATCAAGTAATCAGCATTGTTAGCACCAGCACCGTAACCACGACCATCCCACTGACCAGCAACACTTGTAGTTGGGTGCTTCTCGCCTAAGTCTCTAAGAGCCTTTATTTTAAATGAGTATGGTGCGCTTATTATTGCTGCGGGGGTGGTAGTGGTGGCTGCTATACCTGTTGTTGAGCCCGAATCAATAACGACTGCTGAACCATACATATACTCTATTTCCCATGTCCCATCTAGGTCGGGAGTGGTCGCTGACCCTTCAATAGTGATAATGTTACCAGCCTGTAAATCATGCACAGGTTGACTGGCGGCTTGTGTGGTTATTCTAACGAGGCCGGTTGATGCTACATGATTTTGGAATACTAAGCCCGTACTAGGTATAATTTCAGTATCAGTATAGTAGTGGAAAATCTTTTCTTTCTCCCTACTTATTATTTGACCTACTACCCCGCCACTGGTCGGTAATATAATAACATCGCCAGTGACCTGCATTATTTTATCACCTGCATTTATTTTATTTTTTAATTGAGTGGATTTGTTATTAAGATACTTATAATTCGTATTCCATCCACCCGATTCATCTAAGTTATATGGGCCGGTCGGCGCACGAACCCAGTAATTATCTATTAGAACGGGGAATCCTTCTGTCTCAACTAAGTAATCCCCTACTTCTTTACGACCGCCCGAAGCCTGTCCGGTACGACCACCATTAGCATAGGTGTTCAAGTTGAAAAACTTAGAGGCATCAAGTATAATGAACGAACCTGCCTTGTCCTCCCAATTATGATACTTAGAGAGAGCCTCAGTATTAGAACCGCCTGTTAGTGCCGACCATGCGCCACCTGTAATCGGTTCAGCCGTAGCATCCATCTCCCACATTTCAACATCTTCACCTAATGCCAAATCAACAAACCCTTGATTGTTGCCTTCTTCATCTTGTTGGTCAGCATAGACTAATGATAATTGATAGGAGTTTGAATAGGGGGACATGATACCGAACTTTTTCCTACGGTAACTACTGTCAGCATTAGCGCCACCATCATTCCTCATGTCAGCCCATAGAACCCATATGTGTTTATAGTCATCGGATATTGTGCGAAGGTTAACAGTAGTGCCCGCGATATGGTCACGCTGGAAAAAGTTAGTACTAGGTAATGTTAAGGCAGTCCCTCCATAATCCATAAATGTAAAGGCAGCACTATTAACGGTTGCTATAAACCTAACAATACTAGGCCAAGAAGAGAAAGGGTTATGTCCACTACCAGCGGTTGTAGTGAGTGGCGCGAATGTTCCAACTGCGGGGTCAGTGGAGTATCTAGGCCGGTAGCCTGTTATAGCACTCGCTAAATAACAATAAGTATAACCATTGTGATGAAGAGTAGTCACTTGTAATTTATGTTGACCTACAAATGGTTGCATTCTAGCACTAGTACCCAAGAAATATACATTTCTAATGGTTACTATTTTGTTGTTCATGGTTGCTGTTACAACACTTGCGTTAGGTATCAGCAGCATAGGAAACCATTCACCCGTAGCGTTTCCTTGTCCATCCTCAACTTCATAAAACCATTGGCATTTCACACCACTAATAGTACTAGGTGTGCCTACTGCTGAGTATACTCCCGAATCAACTTGTCCATCATTATCAACAAGTTCAATTACCCCTTCACTAGCCCATGTGATAGGTGCATTACCTAACCAATTTAAATTATCATGTACTGTTATTGAGGCATCACCAACTGTAAAATCATTAACTAAAGTTGTTGTTTGAGTAGCACTTGCTATATTACCAAATTGATGCTTAAACCACAGTGATTCTTTAATATCCTCCATCCATCTTGAATGTAGTACTCGGTTATCAGCATCACTTGTAGCATAGCCGGCAGTAATAGCGGAGTCCCAATCAGTATAAGGTGTATTTGGCCCAATACTATCCTCACCAGTATACATCTGTATAGGGTGCGCTGAGCGATTTCTCATTCTTGAGTCACTATGGGGGATGAAAGCATTATTCTCAACCTCATTATACCCTAGTGTAGCATTGGCTGTTGTCAAGGCATTGACACCAAAGTAATATGTGTTCAAATTATTCTGTGCTTCCGAGCGATTGTATGCGACTGCTTTAGTTGAGTCAGCATCACCACTCTCACCCAATTCCCAATTAGGTATTTGATGGTCTAAGTTACCAAAGTAATCAGTAGCACTCAGTACAATAGTAGGGGTTCGGCTGTTAGCATCTTGAGCGTATGAAAGTGAAGTTAGTGACCCTCTCCATATCGGCCTATTTGTATTGTCTCTAAACATTAGTAAATCCCAATCAGCGTATGAGGACTTGTTGAAGAAGGCTAGTAGTTTCAGTTTAGCATCATCATCTATCAGTGTCAAAGACATATTGGATGATTTATTAATACCACTTGTATTATTGAATGAAGTAGCAACAGGCATATCGCTTCCATCGGGGTGGTCAGTGAGTGGTCGCATCAACGATACTCGGTCAATCAGTACAACTGCCTTCTTATCGCACTCAATAGCGTCTATCTCCCACCCATACATATCAGCAGGGGTGAAGGGGGTGCCATCTGTTTTAATCGCCAATGCAGCGCCCGATAGGACAGTAACACCATTCTTATACAAATCATAGGTATATGCTGTGTAATCAATAACGAAGTCATAGTCATCCCAAATGGAGTCTAAGGTAGGGGGATTCCATGTTGTCGCTTCTAAGAAAGCGGATGGAGTTATGACGAGTGTAATCGCGGAATTAGAGTAACCTGTTTCACCTGCAACGGTGCTTGTCATAGCAGTACCCTCGCAACCTATTTGTAATTTGATACGAGCCGCTGCAACATCAACTGCTGCGCAGTGAATACGAATAGTAAATACATCACCATCACCCTTGCTGTTAAGTGAACCGTCAAAGGACAGGACAGGGGTATAAGTTGCTGGTGTATGATATACTTCGGTAACTAAGAATGGTTTACCCGAAGGGGATTGAATAGGATGAAGGAATGCTTTAGGACTCCCGTTTGTTAATACATCGTTGTATAGGACTTCACCGGAGTAAACACCTGCTAAGTGTGTGTTAACGCTAGTGATAGGGGCTGAGACTCCGGTTGGTATACCTGCCTCCGGTTCTAGTGCATCACTGCCAGCATTATAATTGGGTGAGTAGGATGGGGCACGACCAAAGGTTGAATCATTGTTACCAATCGCGGCGTAGTATCGCGATACAGAATTATGTGCGTAACCGAATAATAGATAACCTTCAACGGGGTCTGTTGTTGTATATGGTTCACCTAGTATACCTGTACCACCATCATACTTCTGTCTGTTGGCATTAGTATGTGAATCGGGGAATTGTAATTGAGCAGTACCTTCGTACTCTCCGGCTTGTCTTCTATTTGCATCATAGGTCAACCATTCATGAATACCTAGATTATGATTAAACATATTAGCCATAGTCAGTGCCGCATTATTAAATCGCGTTAGTATTTTGACACCATCACCTCTTTTATGCCATGTGTTTAGACCAGTGACTCCAATTAACTTATTAGCGCCTAGATTAACACTTGTCCATGAAAAGGTATCACCATCTATTGTAGCACTACCGCTTGCTGGGAATCCAGTGGCATCCACTAAGAGCAAATAAGTTGTAGTAGGGGAATAATCCCCATTTGTCCATGAGTAATTTGATGCTAAATACTGTATGGTAGGTACGCTTGTACCACGCTCACACCATGCGTAGGTGTATCGCGGATTGAGTGTAGCCCATCCGTTGATAGGATTACCATGATGAGTTGAAGAGGATTTCCATTCTGTAATAGGTGTATTTGAATCATCGGGAAGAGCCCTCGCCCCAATAAAATCATCGTAGTAACCAGTCATCCAAAAGGTAAATCGTTTGTCAACTGTTCTCACTGTTCTCACCTAATCTATACTGCTAAATGCTTCGTTACTATTGCTATTACTTTGTCAGCGGACTCTTGTTCATTAAAGAATCCATGAAAGTTGGTGTTCATGATAATTTCGCTCTTATTATAGAGTGTGCCCACACCTTGCTTAACAACCTGTGTGTAAAGAGAACCTGTTACATTCCCAAACTTACCACCAAAGAACAGTTCCTCCCTTGCACCGGAGAAAGAGTAAATCTCATCAGTCAAGTTCTTAATAGCATTACTACTATTCATAGCCTCAGTAGCACCATCAGCCATAGCAGTGTTAATACCAGCCCATCCAATTTTTGCACTGTCAGCGGTCATCACCATCATATTCATTTGCTCAATGACAGTGAATATAGCATCATTGTCAACAATCTTCTCAAACAAAACTAACTGTTCTTCTGTTAATTGTATTTCCTTTTCCATATTTTTAATTATATGGTCTATGAGCGCAAGCGTTCCTTTTTGACCAGTATTCCACGAATCCCCTTCTGACCTACGAAGCCCGAACATTCCCGCATCAGTGCGCTTCATCGCACTTTCTTGTAATCCTATTTCTTTGGCTAATTTTTTAGCATACTCTATATCTTTGTTGCCCAAAATACTAGTTTCAGTCTGCATTATACCATAACCGTATTCATCATCCATCATGCGGGCCACATCTCTTTTCTTTGCTTCAAATTGTTGTGTACCTAATATGCTTCCCCCATCTCTCAAGTCAGTGAATAAGCCTAGCAATTTTAATGAGGATTCTATTTGAGCATTCATTTCATTTGTCAAGACAAGAGTATGATTGCTTAGTTTATCAAAAGCATCAGCCGCTAACTCAGTGTCCTGTGCCAACTGGTATAGAGTGGAGTCCTCCATACCTAGTGCCTCAGCCAAATCAGCATCATTTAATAGTTTTTGGTCAGCAGTTAACCTACCCATTAGGTTCTCCATCTCAAACATTTCCTCTTGTAACTTCTCCGATGCCTTAGCCGCCTTCATTTGCTGCCTAGCGAATAATTCCATGCCTACTCCTACTACAATCAAAGCAGCACTCATAAGACCAATAGACCATTTTAGTTTAGTCATAGCCGCCGCCGCACCATGTGCTTGAACATTTACCGCAAATAATGCCTTTTGCATTTTTATCATGTATACTGCCGATTTACCAGCCTCAACACCAGCACCTATTATGTTAGTACTGAACATTAGAATTGAGGCTCTTGCCGCACCTGCACTATCCCCAAATGTTCCCAGTAACACACCTGCTGTATTACTCAAAGTAAATGCGAATCTTTTTGTGGCGTTATTAGCACCTTTGATGGAGGCTTGATATTTTTCATTCTCTTTATTAAACTCATTATACTTAGCACTCTCCAAAATATCCTTTTCCTCCATGTTGAGCAAGGTTATCATTTTAGTTAACTCTTTTGTTCTTTGTATTTCAGTCAGTTTAGCATCATTTATCCTTGCTTGTAGCGGTGCAAGTTTTTCTTTTAAAGCAGCATCCTCAATATCCATTAGAATACTAACTTCTTTAGTTGCATTCCACTGACTCTCAATAGACTTAGCCGCATCCTTCAACTGATTCAGCGTCTTGTCTAAATAGACTGCATCCTTCTTAGCCATGTTATGAGTCTCAAGTCCACGCATGGTCTGTATTCTTTGACCCTGCACATCTTTCATACTCTTAGTAAAAGCATCAAATCCTTGCTTGCTAAGAGTCATTTCATCTCCATGCACACCCTCTAGTAATTCATTATAACCTTTTTGTAATTTTAATAACTCGGCTAATTCTTGTTCCTTAGCGCCTATGGTAAACGCACTAGCCTTTTCTATTTGAGCCTTCTTTATTTCTATCCATTCTAAATTGTCTTTGGACATTTGAGCAAAATGCTTTTGGAGAACTATTCTATCTTCTTCAAAAATTGTAGCAGCAAAGTTACCCAAATCCGCTTTTGTTTCCTCATAACCAGTTTCATCATTCATTACTTCCTTTGTGCGGTTTAATGCTCTAGCCTTCTCATTCTCCGCCTTTATGTTTTGTAGTAAAGTATGAGTTGTTCCTAACGCTATATTCCTGTCTCTCATTGTATCTAACTCTTCATCACTCATAGCAGCAAAGACTTGCATATCCGCTATGACTTGCTTTTGCATAGCATCCTGTGTAGCACTCTCAGCATTATACAACGCCAAACTCTTATTACGCAAGTCGTCATCAATTTGTCCGATGTGTTTCAATCGCGCCTCTCTTTGGTCGTATAACCTATTACCTGCTGCCAAATGTGCATTTTCATATTGTGCCCACTTAGACTTTCGGCTATTTATATCGGTGCTTCTCTCCATTAGGAAGTTTTGCCTTTCAGTAACTGCTAGATTCATGTTTTCATTAACAAGCATTTCCTCACTATACTCTAGTAAATGCTTTGTGGTGAGACGCTCTTTTTCCTTAGCGGCATTAATTTTCTGTTGAATAAACTGCATACCTTTCAGTATAACTTTCTGTGCTTCCGTAGCATCAACTCCAAACTCTAAGTGGTTAGCCATTTTGCTATGCAAGTTCTCATTAGCAGCCTGTATACCGTTCAAACTCTTCATAACGGATGAATACATTTCAAATCCGATACCTACGGATTGGACAGCAAGACCAAACTTAATGAATCCTTCTCCTATTTTCAGTGTTGAGTGAAGACGACCTATCGTCTCACCACCCATACCTATACCTTCAAGTATTTGTGAAGTTGCCTCTAAGTAATCATTGGTAGCCTTAGTAGCACCTATCATGAATGGGGTTAGTGATTCTCCAATCATAGCCTTTAGGTTATCACCCCTAATTGTCGCTGACTCTAATTGGAATGCTAGTGCCTCTTGAGCCTTAGCCGCTTGAGTTGATGCCTTGTCTAATTCTAATAATCCATCAGCAGTTAATCCTGTGAAGCGGTCATAGTTCTCCATCAGTTTGATGAAACGAACATAGTGTCTGTTACCTGCTACGGTCTGTGCGATATTTTGCTTCATAGCGGCTGTCATATTAGCCCAGCCTTTTTCACTCATGTTCTTAAGAACCTGTTCCATAGGTAGCATATTACCAGTTAATTCATCGCGGATTACTATACCCATAGCCTCCATTTGGTCAGTAGCACCGTTAATGTTACCACCCAAACGAGCGTAAATTGCCCTCAAAGCACGACCTGCTGTTCCTTGTTCTTCACCAGCCTCAAGTAGTACTGCGGACATAGAAGCCATAGCCTCAAAAGAATCCTTAACTAAGTGGCCTTGCGCAGCGAATTGGGACATTACATGGACTATATCGCCTTCCATAGCAACGGAACGGTTAGCAACAGTGTTCAATTTGTTAAGACCGGATGCTGTACCATCCAGTAAAACGATTCTTTGTCTTGCCAAATCCAGTTGTTGATACTGTTCCTTTGTCATATCACCATACATGAAGCCGGTCTGTTGCTGCAATTGTATGATACCACGCATAGCATCCTCAGCACCTAAATCGGAAATCTCCGAGAGAATGTTAGCCTGTTCAACAAGCAAGTTTATGTTACCTCTTCCAATCAAATTAGCAACTTGGGATGCCCTTGAACCTGCATCTAAAGCCTCACTACCAGCAATAGCATATGCTTCTCCTACTTCTAAAAGACCATCACGCATAGTCTCAATGTTGTGAGTTTCACCGAAAAACTTTTCAAACTCAATAGTAGCGAATCCCATCTCTTGTGATAACTCACGAACCAAATCCGTTGACTGGTCTATCATCATTTTGAAATCATCTAATGGTTTCAAGATAGCCTCAAAAGTATCTAAGGACACCGCCTTCATAACGGCCATAGAAGAACGCTGGTCGCGTATCAACTTGTCAGCATTCCATGATGCAACAATGTTAAAGAAAACTTGGGATGCGCCTATTCGTGTCATAAAATCCCTCCCCTATATTAACTTAAGAACCCGCCATCTTTTAATAATTGCATCGCTTCTCCGTCATTCATGTCTTGGCGTTGGCCTTGTCGTTGTTTACGACGAGCCTCCATTGACTGACCATCCTTGCCCCCACTGTCGCCTTGAGAGGCTACAATTTGGTCGTGGACTTCATTGAGAATTGCTAAATCATATTCAAGACGCATCCATCCCCCTTCAACAGTATATTTTTCTAATAAATCACTAGGGAGAACACCCTTAAATGATGAGCAAAGAGCAGGTGCTACTTTACTCAAGAGTCCAAAGGGACAGCGCCCTCCGGTTCTCCGCCTCTAATAAACTCGTAAACTTCCATTAGAAGGTCGCGGTCAATAAGATTAATATCAACTTCATCCATTAAACATGGTGGGACTAGAGTGCGGATTTGCATTTCCATGCCACCGCCAGCCTCTTCAAGAGCAATCATAAACTCTTCTTGTTGTTCTTCTGTCCAACTAATTTGGTCTGTTCCGAAGTGACGGAACGCCCTAAATGTTTTCGCGAGTAATGTTTCAAACTGCAAGCGTTCCATACCGCTTGCCTGTCTAACCCAAATCTTCTTGCTTCCTATATCAAATTGTTTCTTTAGTACCGGCATTTTTCTTCACACTACTTTTCTTTACTTTACTTTTCTTTGGCTTGTCGGCCTTAACCTTTACAGGTTCTTGTATAACAGGGGCTACGACTACTTCTAAGTCGGCCTCTAATTGAAGTTTAGTTTTATCATGTAGTGCCTTCAAAGCACTTCCTCTAATTGCTGGGATTCTTTGCATTATAAATCACCTCAAGCAAGAGTCTGTGTTGATTGATTAGCCCATGTAACTGTTGACATACGATGCCCTACATCAACCAAAGCAGTGAATCCTAAAGACATACTGCTTGCATCGCGACCACTAACATTCATTGTAGGTGCGTCCCAAATTACTTTTTGAATATCTATGGTGACAATTTTAGCACCGGAGGTTAATTTCAATTGGATTGCAGGTCTTCCAGCGGTTACTACTGAGGCATCGGCGTGTGCGGCAATAGCACCATCGCCGGTGGCAGGTATACCGGAAATTGTTGTTCCAGTAGCACTTGTATATATGAAAGTATCATTACCAATAGTTGCTGTACCACCAGTTGATATGAAGTTAGCCGTAGCATCAACGGTTATGCTTGTAGCACCGGCTGTAACTGCCCCATCAAGTAAAGTTGTTATTGCACTATCATAAATCAAACCTGCTGCTGTCTGTGCTGCTTGGTAAGCCGGTTCATCATTCGGACCGAGTGCTGGCGCTACTGCTAATACAGGGCGAGAGAACTCAAGCGAACCTGTGATTTCACGCATCTGTGGCGCTGGTTGTTTAGCGCAAGTGCGGGAACCTAGTGCGTATGAAGTATCAGTGTTTAGATTTGTATTCCACTCAAGTGAGAATGACTTAACATCAGCACCAGCCGAAGCAGGTTTACTGGTTGTTCCATCATCAAAGAATACCTCAGCACCTACGAAGTGGAAACCATCGTCTTCACCACCGCTAAATGTTGGGGCAGTGCTTAATACGCCCACTACTGGAGTTTCCCCACGACCTGTGAAATCAGCGGACATTGTGACATACTCGCCTACATTTGCCGCCATTGAAACTCTTGTTAAACACATACCTGCGTATGTGTGTTCAGCGTCCTCACGACCAATTTTTAGTGTGAATGAAGGAAGACCTGTTGCTATACCCATAGTTTCGTGCATATAGTGACTTGTGCCACTGTTTAATTGATATGAATTGTATACGCCTCTCAAGAGCATAGCACTAAAATCATCCGGTTGACAGACTAAGTTGATACCACCTTCACTGTGTGTTTTACCAACGACGGATTTTTTAGCGCCCAAGTAGGACATATCGCCGCGAGTCATTAAATCAAATTGGTGAGCGACAGATTCATCATCCACTTCACCAGTTAGAACAAGTGAGCCTGCTGTGCCGTAGGCGCTTTCTTTTATCAGTGTAACATATCGGTATTGGTAATTGGTCGGCATAAGAGGTTCACCTTAATGTAGCGTGTGTGTGAGTTGTTATTAAAAGGTTTCATCTGTGAAGCATATTCAAACGGCGCATATATGTCAATTCCATACGATGCACACAGACAACTTCATCATCGTCCAACTTGGTGTCAAAGGTGATAGTGTAGTTAGTTAAACTGTCTGTATTACCCTTTAAACCAGTAGTAGTATATAGTTCATCAAACGAATCACCTGCTATTTCCATACCTGTCCTGTACGCATTTTTGTAGTCTGTTCCTCTTGTAGTGATGAACATAACCACTGTGTAATTCTGTTCAATTCTTGTGCCTCCGAGAGTAGTAAACTCCGGTGAATCCAACTGTCTTAGAATCACATGGATTGAGGGTTGGGGGACTCTTGTTACCATCTGTGAGGATATGTCATACCCATAGAGAATTGATGACGGGTCAACATAGTTCTTCAAGTAAAATCTATTGCTATCCCTAAGCACCTGTATTACGGACATAGCCATGCGAAGCAGGCTGTCTGTGACGAATGCCGAAGTGGATATTTCATCCGGTGAAAATGCACCTTGAGTGGTGACATATACATTGTTCCAAATAATAGTCCCGCTAGTATTACCCCATTCAATTTTCTTTGTCACGCCGGTAGCACCTGTGACACTCAAGTAATTAATTGTAGCATTGTCATCCTCAATAATTTCCCTCATGTATAGTTTAGCGTTGCCCGCCGAATCTAAAGTTAGTCTAATCATCAAGGGGACTGCATCAAAATCATCTGTCTGTGCTAAGTCAAGTGCGCGAGTAACCACGCTTGTATCACCGACTAATCTAAGTGTTTGTAAATCACCTGTGGATTCAACGCTGACCTTGTATGCCCCATTGTCAATAGAGAGTAATGTAGTAGTATCGGCTGGTGCGACTGTGTACTTGAGTGAGGTGATTACGGTGTAGTCATCAGTAGTCGGTATGACCGACCACATTTGACCGCCATTAGCATCTGTGATTTGCCATGACTTGTCCGACACTGTTCCATCTAATGCGGAACCTGCTAGAGTAAATGATTCATTGTCCTGTCCTTGTGTCAAGGCTGCTGGATTACCACCGTTCATACGACTTGTCCAGTATTGTGTTGTTGTTGCTATTGCCATATAATCAACTCCATGCCTCGTTCAGTGCGTTCAGTATAGCACTCTCCATTTTGGGGACTGCTCTTTCCTGTGCCTTGCCTAACCAGCCTATTGCCTTGAATCCTTTGTGAGTCATATTACCACCTTTGGCATTAATAAATCCGCCCGAAGCACTGCCACCTGTACCCCAAAACCTACTATTCTTAATAGTTTTGAATGTGAATCCGTACTCAAAGGGGTCAACACCATGCTCTAAATACATGGCTAGTTTACCACCGCGAGAACCTGTGACACCGCCGGAGTCCATAGGGTCACTACCGAATCTAACTTCGGCTGTCTTGTCTCTATGACCTGCCTCAACCATTAATGAATCCGCGACCGCGCTAGCCATGTCACGCTGAGAAGGGGGGGTGTCACGAAAGATTTGACTTTGAGTAGGACTGATTTCAGCACGAAGGACATTCTTGATAGCATTAGCAATAATACCAGCCGCTGTGGCATCCATAGCCTTGTTAGCAGCATCCATTTGCTTTGTGTTCCAACGAAGGTTTAGGTTCATTGGTTCTCGGTCAGCAGTGATATTGTAATTAGCCATACTAATCAACACTACCTAGATGCGCTAGCCTTTTCAATTCACCTGTGCCACGCTGGCGTAAAACATTAGAACGGAGAGCCTCACTACCCGATGTGTGAAATGCGGTATCGTCTTCAAGGTAAATTGCCCCTGCTAAGTCAGCGCATATTTCACGAATGACTGCTGCCATTTCACCTTCTTCAACACTTTCACCGCTAGCATGAGCGAAGTCAATTCCGGTAACGCCGCTTAAAACATTAGCCGCATTACCTGTCCAAATAAATGAGTCGCTATTGATATTACCATTACCAGCGGCTGAGAATGAACTACTGTCTGTCAAAGTGATGCTTGTAGCACCTGCACTGATAGCCCCATTTAATGATGAGGCTGCTGTGAATGATGATGGGGATGGCCTACCATAGTCTCTAAACTCTTGGTCTATGTTGATACCTGCCCTTTGGATAGCACTTGATATGCGAGTCGCCGCTCTATCGCGTTGTCCCGAATCTAAACCTAGTCTAATACTCACATCTGTTGCTGAACAATAACCCATAATAATCACCCTAAAATACCCGATAAGTCTAAGCCTAAGCCTGCTGAAATCACAACTAGTAAAATCCTAACACTCGTATGTAATTTTGCCAATGAAATCATCATTTCAATTTGAGCATTACCTAATTTTTCAAATAGGTCATCATGCTTACTGATTCTTATTTCAATGGTATCAAGTCTGTTGTCTTGAACTGCATCGGTTACTTCTGTCGGCATGAAATCACGCCCTAAGAGTATCTAAACGAGAAAGTAAATCAGCCTTAACTCCATCAATGTCAAGGTCGTTCTCTTCACACAGTGCGATTAGTTCAGCCTTTTTCATTTGCTTTAGTTTGTTGCTTGAAGGCAAGGTCTTAGCAATATCCCCTAAGTCCTCAACCAAATCTATTATTTCATTAAGACTAACTTTACCATCAGCCATAACTTTCTTGTATACTTTGTATGCACTTAAGCAAACACCTGCCCCAATCGCGGCATAAATCATTATCATATCAATATCCATATTACTCACCTTTGTATTCAATTTGCTTTACTGCTGAAATAGGGATGAATGAAAACGGCTTGTCTTCGCCTACCCTATAAACGGCATACCCATGTTCTGTCTTTTCAATGTTCACATTAGTATAACATCTTTCGGGCGGGGTATAAACTATTTTTCCTTTTCTCATATTACCATCTCCTTCGTATTTTGTCATTGATTGTCTCAAGTATATTAGAAACAATAATGAATGGATAACTTGTCGCTATTAGAAAAAGCCATACAGTGATAGTTTGTATATTCATAATAATTACCTCAAGGTATTTGTCCGCCCACTAACGGGGCTAATGCGGCGGCAATTCTATTTATCGCTTCTCCGATAGTAGCCGGAGGTGCGCCTGCCCAATCGGGGGGGTTTGCTGTGTAGGTGTCAGTTTCAGCCTGCCCAGCCGCCAAATAAGGAATGTCAGCAAGGACTGATGCGGCTACTATGTCACCATTACCATCAGCGACGAGGACAGCATTGGTAGCGGCTGTCTGTCGGATAGTGCCAGCAACATGAAGTGCTTGAGCAGGGGCGGTAGTTCCTATACCCACTTTACCGTCATATTTAATTGTCATTTTGGCTGTCGTTTGTTGCCCTATTGTCGTTGAATTGTTTGTAGTGAAGTGAATGTTCTTTTGGGCTTGCCCCTGCACAATCAACAAATCATTTCTTGCTGAACCTGTGACAATCGGGGTTGCTCTATCAAGAGCAAAAAACACAGTATCGTTCACATTTGCATCTGCGTTTGAATCCCTTAGATGTATGAGAGGTAATTTGGTCAATGTATCTGCTTCGCAAATCATTCTTGAATTATCACCAACAGAAGTTAATTTGAGCAAACTCGGCGCACCATCTGCAACACCTAAGTCGCTAATGGTAACTTGACCTGTTAATTGAAGGTCTGTTTCCGCCTCAACTGCGTTAATAGCCATTTGGTCGGTATAACTGCCGCCGCCACCACTTACTGTGGCCCAAGATAAAACACCTGCGCCGTTTGTTTGAAGGACTTGGCCGCTTAACCCGTCAACATTGGGTGCTGTGCCAGCAAAGGTAAGGACTTCTTTTGTATCGCCCCAACCAGCCTGTATATCTTCTTCACCGGAACGGAAATATAATTTCACTTCATCAACGGGTTGAGAGCCACTTGCTGCGGAAGACCATAATTGCCATACTCGGTAATTATCACTCCAACCTTTCATTGTCATAACTGAATCCCAACTGTTAGGAGAACCTGTTATGTCGTCAGTAAAAATAAATGACACTGCTTTTTCGGGAAAATCATTAGGTGAAATATCCCCATCTGCTCTTGCATCACGAATATGCGCCACACTGACATTATTTTGAATCCACCCTGCTACTTGAGTAAATGTGATTTTGCGATTCGTTCCGTTTGCCCCATCATCCATAATCAATAAGTCATCACTGGTGGGTGTATTGACTGTTGCATTCATACCATCAATGTCAAGACTGAATGCTGTGCCGGATAACCCGACACCACCGTTGGCTGCGGCAGTGTATGATACATTTGTGACCTTTGCATTATTGAGAATAATGTCATTTGCTTGAGTGGGTGTAATACCGACCTTTGCGTTATTAGCAATAATTTCATTCGCCTGTGATGCCGTAATCCCTGTCTTCGCTGTGTTGGCTATGATTGCACTATCAATTGCAGGTAGTAGTGCTATTGTCCCTGCGGCTGTAATTGTCCCACCGTCAAGTCCTGTGCCTGCTGTAATAGAAGTAACTGTTCCGCTACCACCACCACCACCGACTTCGGATGCACCAAAGTATAACTTGTTGGCATCGGCACTGTTCACCCATATTGTCTTAGTAGGGTTAGTGGAGGATGGGTTAGCGGCGACAGCATCAAACTCCATACCTGTTGGGTCAATAAGACCTGTGACTGTGAGTTTACCATCAACTATTAGTTCAGCAGCGGCTGAATCCCATGCGAGTAAATTAGTGCTTGTGAAAGCACCATTAGCATTGGACAGTTGGATTGCACCAGCAGCACCTATTGATGGCGTGACTGGGTATGCGTCATTCAGTAAAGAGACATATACTCCGTCGGCCAATTGCGAGAAGTTCCACGCACCATTCACTACCGGCCTTCTAACTGAACATATGGTACTCGTAGTCCCTGTTCCAATGACCTTCTCCCCCTCTAATACCGCATCAGCCTCAACAGTTATGCTGTTGACATTCAGTGTGCGATTAGCAGGGATAGTGGTTTTAAATCCAATAACAGTCGGAGTCGCTATTATGACATTATAGAACATGGATTCAAATGTAGTACTACCATAATTAGTAGTATCGCCGGAAACTGGAAAATCAAACCCGCTAACATTGGCAGCAAACGACCATGTTGAAAGGCCGGTGTCAAAAATGGGGAGGTCTAATGTGAGTGTTGAAGTAGTTAATAATTTAAATACCTTCTTGACTTCATTCCTTGTTGATAATCCACTTGCAAGAGAATTGAATGTAGCAGTTGCACCTAGACTCAAAGAGTAAATATCACACGAACCGAAGCCCGAATAAGAGGGGACTTTGTATGAAGGTGAGAAGTTTGTTGCAGTAACACAGGTTACAATTGGATGCGGGCCGTCATCAAAATGTGTTTTTGCCCCCGCCAGCGTTCCGTCTATTTTGTAGGTGATTAGATTTTGATTGTCAATTTCAGCACCTTCAAAATTGAGAATGTATCGCTCGCCCGATATGTGAGTGCCGGCAAAAGTAATTACTATTGCTGAACCTGTGTTCTTCAAATGACTACTAAGACTCAATTGAGCCAGTGTTATAGTTGCATTAAGGTCTATCCATAGGTTATTTAATACTGTGACAGAAGCACCTGCCACTTCTGTTACTAAAGTAGCAGTGCCAATTGTTAATACATCGTCAACTATTGTCGCGATTTCAAAGGTACCGTTATTAGCAGCATCAACTGCACCACTAGTGGTAATTAGCATACCGACTCTAAATCCATATGAAGCCCAATCATCCGACTCACCGCTTAGTGTTATTGTACTAGGTGCAGTAAAGGATATAGTAGTATTATCCTCAATAGTAGTAGTTTTCCTATAATCAGTAAAAGTCTGTATAGTATTTAATGATATTGCTGAGTCCCATTTAAGGGGTGCATTACCTATATCAGCCGCTAAAGTATCAGCGTGACCGATGAAGACATCATCACCTGCTACAAGCGCACCAGTACTCCCTGTACCATCGGCTAATGTATTCCAATTAGCCGCGATTGAGGATAGTGCAATAGCACCATTGGGAATCCAGTATTTGTTTGCCATTCAATATCAACTCGGAAGGCGGGTAGTCGTTTTGCCGGTAGCGAAGGCTGAGCCCGATGCTTCGGCAATCAAACTAACTGCCTCATCAGCGCGCTGCTGATAAGTTAGTATTTGTTGCTGGAAACGCCTGTCATAAACTCTTTGGTCTTCTTCACTATAATATGTCGGCACTGTATCAACTAAAATGTTGAGGGAGTCTAAGCAAACTAGCATCTTGATGGCACCTTCTTTAAGGGCATCACTGACTACATTAGCAGTAGCGACACCATATCCAGCGCCGCGAGAAAACTTGTTAACTTCGTTGGTTCTAAGGGTAATTAGTTCCGTTATGGTTGCTTCATTAAGCCCTCTCGGTCTATTGAGAAGGTCACGAATGTTGTCACTAGTTACTGCCATTAGTAACACCTATTCCCCATCTGTCGTTAAAGTCTTTTGGAACATCAAGGATAGTTGAGTTTACGGGTGCTTCGTCACTTCGCCCCATCATGAATACTAACTTAGTTTTAGCAATCATTCGGGCAAACTCGCTATTGGGAATCCAATAGACGATGCCTTGTTGAAGTAGTGTTACCGGATTGTCGGGGTTTCTTGCGGATGGCAAAGCCAATCTAAGCAAGTAACCTTTACCACTCTCCCAGTAGGTTAAGCGGTGCCTTAAATCGGACACCGTTGCGCCTTTAGGGATAGTGATACCACTATCTTTTAACTGTTTTATGAGTTTAGACTTGTCGGACAAGAGTAACCCTCATCAAGCAATTACGCCGGTCAACTTAACAATGCGGTTGTTCTTGCCTGCTGCTGCGCCGTCGTCTAGTTCGTGAATAACACTGCCCATGTAGGAGGTTAGAAGCCATGAGAAACCGACACCCTCAATACGAGTTAGTTCAGTCTCTTGGAATCCGTCACCGTTGTAGGAGAAGAACTCAGCAGTTTGTGCGCCCTTAATCAAAAGAAGTGCATCCTTGCCTAGTGCTTTACCTGTGTCATAGTCGCGAGTATAGAATACTTCAAGGCTAATCATTGTGTTCAGTCTCTCTTGGAGGGATTGAAGAATGTTAGTGTATAGACGAGTGTTCATCATTTGAGAACGAGCGCTTGCTGGAAGGACTAATGCTAGAGGTTCGTTTCCTGTAACTCTTGCGTTAGCGAAAATCAAATCCATTCCGTCAAGTATATCCTTTTCTTCATCTGCTGAGCCTGCGCCCCAAACTGCTGTTGCTGCAAGAGTTTGCCCTGCACCACCAATCAACTTTGAAAGAATATGGTTGTCAATAAGGTCAGCACGACCTTGAATGATGGCCATTTGTTGGCGGTTCATGTTTTCCCATGTTTCGCCACGAAGTAGTGTTGAGTCTAGGAAGACACATCGGCCTTGTCCCTTTTCCAACTTGACTGAGTAGTTCTTGGTTCCGATTTTGGTCGGGTCAACAACTGCGTTGTCATCTAATGGGTATGTGAAAGAACCCTCAGCACCAGTATACCATGTGAAGGACAACCAACTGACAGTTCTAACACCGACAATTTGTGTTCCTACCGCGATAGTAGTGGATTGCAACTGGATAAAGTCACGAAGTGTTTGTTCTAATACTGCGTCACCTTTGCCAAATGGGCCGGTTGCCGCTGATACATTCAAGATTTGTTCTAATGTTTTGTTAGCCATAATAATCACCTATTTTTTTTCATTGTTTACTCATGCTGCTTAAGCAACCGCCGCCTGTGTGACATTGATTGCAACTAAATCACCAGCAGTTAAGCCAGTGTGAAGACCGATAGAGACTCCAACGAGTTTGTTTGATGCAGCGGTTGCTGTACATTGTCCAGCAGCGGTTGCGTATACTAGTTCGCCAATATCAAGTGCCGAATCAGCGCATTGAATAAAGACAACTCCGCTCATTGGGACTACTGATACTGTTGCACCTAGTACTTCTAGTGTGCCTGCTGCGTCTCGGCTTGATTCGTCAACTGTGACGAAGAAAGCGACTGATGCTGGTGCGGATGCTGACATTGTATTGCCAGCACCAATTCGGCACAACTGTCCCATTGAAAGGGTTTCAGTTGCGAGTACATTCATGCTAATTGGTTCGTTTGTAAAATTGCTTGCCATAATAATCACCTATTTAGTTTAAATCCTCATACAATTTAGCAGTATGTTCACCGGAGTAAACACTGTTGTAAGCCTTTGCCCAACTGTTGTAGGCTCTTGCATAGAGGGATTCGGAGGACTCAACGATTGAGCCGTTTAAGTAGTTTGCTACTACTGGTTCGTTAGATTCTGTTGCCTCAACTGGTGCGCTTGTTGCTGGCACTGCTGGGCTCATCTCAACCTCAGCAACTGCTGGGCGAGAAGATTCCCATGAAGAAATTACTGTCTTCAAGGTTTCTGCTGAAAAGGATTCGTGGTTCTTAAGTCCCAAGTCGCTTGCTTTGTTAACCAATGCAAGTCGGTCTGTTTCGTCGCGAGCATCTTGTGCTGCTTCGTATTCCGCTATCTTTGCTTCTCTTAGAACAATTGTCGCTTGTAGTGCTTCCAATTCATCGGATGCAATTGTTGATTCATTAGTTTCGTCAGTCATCGTACTCACCTTCGGGTAGTTATCGTTACTTTCGGTTTGATACTTAATAGTTTCATTGGCTTCAACCCTTTCAGCGGTTTCTATGTTAGCATTTTCATACGCCGGCCTGTGAACAATAGCAAGATGGTCTAATTCAAACTCATCAGCAAACCACATAGTAGGTCTTCCACCTTCTTCGGATTCAATAATTTCACTCGGTACACCTGTTCCGCCAATTGACACACCATAGTTAGGGCGCATCCAAAGACCGGATTCAAGGGCTTGGAATAATTCGTGCCTGTGGACTTCGGCTACATATCTAACTTCATATCCAGTTTCACTTGCAGTATAGGATGCTTCGGTAACTACACCGACGGTAGCCTCGTTGACTCCGCCATCCATGTTGCGAGTAAAGCGACCCATCTCCGCTTCGGGATGATTCAATGTGACATCAGCACCTATCATATCGTGTGATATGGATGCTGCTAGTTCCGGTCTAATACCCCATGAGTTCTTATTTACACCATCATGGAATGCTATACCGCTAATCCTAACGATACTCAATCCAGTGGATGCTTCAATTCTAACTTCAACTGAATCAATTTCAATTTCACAGGTAACTGCTACTCTTTTACATTCCCCAGCGATTAATTCTTCGCCAATAGGGCATTGTTTGTCGCCACAATTGCATTTTTTAGTTTCTTCAACTAAATCAGCATCAGTGGCTTGATTACAGGAACACATAATGTATAGCACATACAGTTTGTCTTTTCAATGTTTACAATTCTTCCGACCAACTGGCATCGTTACGCCAGCCGTTCACATTGACCCATATGTTCATACCCAGTTTGAATCCGTCAGTTGGTTTACTGATATTAGTTATTAGAAGATACCTATTATCCGCCGCTATACCATCTGTTCCGTAATTAAAGGTATTAGTGTATATCGCGCTTGAGTTATTATCAAGCAGTTGTAAATCAATCTCTATTTCCTGTACTTCATCACAAGACCAGTCAGCATCCCATGTCACTCTCAAATTAATAGTATCATTGGTTTCATTCTCCCACTCATACATTACAGCATAGAAAGATGCAGTACCGTTACATGATGGTTCGGGTTCGGGCTCAGTGTCCACCCATACCGAGTCGGTCATTATACAGCATTCCTCACTTTGTCCCATAGGGAAAAAGCGTGTCTCAAGAGAGTAGTTGCCGTCACCTAAGTTGTTGAAGGAGTCATGTCGTATTGTTAGTGTTGTCTCGCCACCTATAATCCAGTATGTCGGGAAGTCATTATTCTCAAGCGAGAATTGATAACCGTTCTCATAGTAAAATGAAATCATCAGTTCTATTTCAGTATCACATTGGTTATTATTGGCAATAGTCATATGTACCTCAATGTTGTTACCATCATAGATTTCAGCCTTTGATTCAACGGCGGATAGGTCGCCTATACACTGTTCCTCTTTGTGTTCTTCCCAGTGACATGAGCCATCATCCCATGAGGCTTCGGGGGTGTAGTTATCAGCATCGGGGTTAAGACAACCACCATAATCATTATTGTACTCTTTGGTAGGGGGTGATTCATCATCACCGAGCATATTAACAAGACCCATGCCTTCCAGTGTCCCTCCTGTGAGGATAAGGAATATAGGGAGGACTACAAGTACTATTTTCTTAATGTTCTGTACCTTTCTATTAACCGATTCAATTGCCCTGTCAACAATGTCACCTTCTAGTGTAGTCTCAACAGTAACTTCTGTCTTGTTGTCCCCACCATTGAGGACACTGTTCTCAGCGACCTCATTATTGATTTGTTGAACGGTGGATATTAGTTCAGCCGCTTCTTTCAGTTGAGTGATTAAGTCTTTCTCGGACTTATTGGACTCATTGAGTATACCATCGTCACCTAAATCATCAAGAACATCAGCAATAGTTCGGCCAGTGGCCTCCGCTATTATCTTCGCCTTTTCCATTAACTCATCCGACATACTAATCACTAACATCGTGTGTCTTTTTGTTATTCTTGTTCAGTGTCGGTTTCAGTAGGTGCTGGGGCGTTTTCTTCGGGGTCGGGTTTAGAATCAGTCTGTTCCTTTTGCCGAGGTAGTTCGCCTAGTTCAGCAGGGGATGGAGAATCAAATCTCTTTTTACCTAATTCGCCTCTCTCGGCTGGTAATCCTAATTCATACCTTGCTTCATTTAGAGTAGTTACTCCCGCTTGGTATGCCATAGTACTGCGTCTTGTTACCTCAAAGTCGGATTCTTCGTCAATTGAATCAAACTCAAGTATAGGTAGGTCACTATTCAAGTGTGCTATGCCTAGTAATTCTAGGTGCTTAGAGAATAGTTTCTTCATGGAGTCGGCTAATACTTTCTGTAACCTACGGATTGCTTGAACAGACCATTGGCTTGCATTGAAAGTAGCGGCGAAGGTTGAACCCTTCTCTTGCCCCATTGATACACGCGGGACATGGAGAACTGCTGATATGTCAGCGTTGACTGAATCTAAGAAGCCGGAGTTATCGGGCACTGTATTTTTCAAATCAACGAACTCCATATTTACATAGTGAGGGATAATAGGTATTTGGTCGGAACGGAGGCCGTCAAGTAAAGTACCTACTTCATCCATTACATGGTTGAGTCTCTCGGCTGCTTCGTCGGGGTCAGTGATACCCTCAATTGCTTCCGGCCCAATAGTAATGTATTGCTTGGTTAGACTGTCCTCAAGGGCAATACGATTGTTGATGCTGTTATACTTAGCACGAATCGCTTGTTTGAGTGAAGAGAATCGCGATGCGCCCCATACTCCATAAGTCCAACGACCTAATCGGTCTTGGTACCAGTAGGAACGGTAGTCAATTCTAACATGGAGTATTTCATCCTTCTTAAAGAATAGAGCGTCTCTATCCTGTTCTCTTAGTATGTACTGTTCAACTGTGAGGATAGCGTTGTCTTTGTCGGTAGTGGTATTTGGTGGACGGTCGTCAATAATCGTCACTTGACTGATTGGTAGTGATTGCACTTCTGTTATCCCTACCCCCGATTTACCTACAAGTTTGTTAATATCATTACCGTAAACCATCAAGTTTCTTAGAGAATTGATAAGAACATCGTCAAAATCAATAGCCTCTTCAACCAACTGCTTGATAGCATTACGGATTGCCGAGTTACGGCCACCAGTTACTTTGTACTTGTTAGCGGTGAGGCTGATTGTCCTAACAGCCCCGTTTAGTTCGGGGTCGTAGTTGAGCATATTGTCGTATAGGTCAAACTCATTAGTGTTGTCAAACTTATTGCGAAAGGTATTAGTCTCAGTCATTATGTCATCAAGACCAGCAGCCATCGTTTTGAATGGACTTGACGCACTTCTTGATGCAGTCCTTTGTAGTGGGACTTTGATACCGGATGCGGATTTCTCCGATGCTTTAGTAAATGGATTATACCATGCCATGTATTAAACCACCTGTCGTGCGCTATTTAAATCTAACTCGCTTTCTTTTCTTTATAATACAATAAGCCACAAAAAGCCAAAAAGACACCTCTATTAGTATAATAAGTGCCGCTAATCCCTTGATTTCACCAATACTAATCATATACTGCTCAATCCTTTTATAGTATAATGTGTTTTAGCGTGGCATTAACATTATCTATTAAAGCGTATATACTTTCCGGTTGTAGGTTTACCTTTGCGGGTTTTCGTCGCCTTCTTGTCTTTACTCCATCCACCCATACTAGTAGTTCCACTAATCATAGGCATAAAGTCGGTGCGCTTTGGTTTGAATTGGTCTATTGCGTGTGCGAGAGCCATGACTGTATCGTTGTGTTTACCAACATCTATGATTTCACCATTCTTCCATACATGGTTTTCCAATTCATCAAGGATAATCCCAACCTTCTTTCTTGTATCATCATCACCAAAGGGGAATACTATTAGTTCTCTTTCAAACCACACTCGTAGTCGGTTGAGTAGTCCCTGCTTAAGACCCTTATTGCTGGCCTTAGATGCCCTGTAATCAATGACAGCGCCCTTTTGTTCTATGACTGTTTCATACAGCCGTTGGAAACCTACATCTTCGGCGGCAACTGGTGCTTTCATAAGCATAGCCCACTCAATAATCTTGTCAGCCTGCTTTGCTGGCGGGAAATCGTTGCGTCTCCACATATCAACAAAGTGTATATAACCTTGCTCGTCTTGTCGTAACGCTATTAAAACGGAGTAATCCTTACCTATACCATGAGCGGGGTCAAAACCGAGTATGAAACGGGAACTGTCATTGAGTTGCACATTGAAACCTCCGAAGGCGCTTATGTCTATGTGTTTACGGATGAGGTTGCGATTGAAGACTTGGGCATCATCGTCCACGACCTTGCACAGATACTCTTGCGAGAAGGCGAGGTCATCGTCCATGCTAATTTTCTGTTCCAAGAGAAAAGCGGTTGGTCGGTATTTGGGCCACAAGGGGATTAGTGCTATGTCGGGGTCGGCTCGGTGTTCATCCCAGTTGGGGAATGCTGACCATGTACCGGACTTCCAAACCTGCGAGGCTTTTTCCGATAGCATTTCAGTTTGGTATAGGTCGGTGTGGGACATTGGTGTACCTACGACGAAGCATGATGAATGCGGGTCAAGCATAGGAGTTACTACCTTCTTGAACCAGTTAGCAACGCTGTCCATTGTCATATCCCCCATTTCAGCGAGGACATCATCAAGTGCTACAACA